TCATTGTCCCAATGTCTCAATCAATTTGAGGCGCTGCCCCACGGTCATTTCCTCGACCTTCCTGCTCAGGGCATTGCGCTCCTCCTTTGTTCCTATTGCCGTGTCCAAAACATCGAGATGTAGTCCGCGAATCTTGCGGCGGTCGATTACGCTGCCGCAGATTGCCTCTCCAAGAATCAACAACTCATTCTCCGAAAACTCTGGCAGGGTTTCGAGGTCGAGCATCATTTGATACCGCTCGACGATCTCGCCGAGACGGGCGGAAAAGCTTCCGCCATTTTCCTTCATCGTGGATTCAAGTGCAATGAGCGGTTCGTTCATATACACCTGTTTTGTTTTTGCCATTTTGATCTCCTCCTTATGCTTGCAATCCTCTTTCTTTGAGTCGGAGTTCTGCGCTCTTGCGCATCAGCGTTACATATCGCTCCTGCTCAGGTGATTCATACTTCCCTGCGAAACTGTCCGCCCACGCGATGGTATCACGGCAGTTCTGCGGCTCTTCCCGTTCCAGCTCAGCAAGGAGACGGCGATTCTCCTGCGCGAAAACCACATCAACAGCCTCGCTCGGAACTTTATTCCAGTCAACCATGTTTGATATCCTCCTTTAGGTAACGGGAGGGGCTTGTGCCCCTCCCTCTTCTTTACGCCACTTCAAGAATGCAAGCACTGCGGAAACCGTGGTGCCCCGCCAATGTAATCCTTGTAGTCCTCCTTGCACTCCTCGTGCAAGGAGTTACATACTCGGTAGTCTGCGACTATTCCCCAATCGCAAGCCCCGTCCTCTTCACACCACTCAGGGTCGTAGTCGTCGAGGATATCCCAGAATACTTCGTATACGGGGATAAACCCGTCCTCATCTGCCTCATCATCGGGGCAGAACGCGTCGGCGACGTAATACCCGCGAGAGTCTGCGGGTCCATCGATGTAGGCCTCCTGCATAAGGACGAAGCGCTTTCCGTTCTCATGTGCGCAGTCATGCTCGAATTTCATTTTGATTTCCTCCTCTTTCTTTTGGCTTTCGCCCTTGACCTTTATCTTGATTATATTATAGCAGGTATATACATACTTGTCAATAGTATATATACATATTTTTTCATTTTTATGGTTATATTTTGGAGGCATAAAAAAATAAGCCCCAGAGCCGTAGCCCCGGGGCGATGAATTACCACTCTATGATATTGTATGTTACCGTCGCGCCCTTGTAGCGGGAGCCGTCGAAGTGAGCAAGAGCCTCAAAGCGTCCCTGCTCGTAACCGATCGACATGAGTGCCTTGCCGTCAATGACGGATGCCCCCGCCTTGATTCGATGATCTTTTCGGAGGTTGATCTTGTATACGTCGACTTTCTGCTCCTCCGCGGGGAGGTCTTTGCCGTCCTTATCCTTTGTGATCGGCGTAACGACCGTACGATCGGATTTCTCCCTCGCCGCCTTTGGCAGCGTCGGGTCGTCCGTCCTGATCTGCCGCTCTACCACCTGCGCAGCACGCTCGACGGTAGGTGCGCTGACATGGTACGTCACCGTAGGTGCACGCTGTCCCGCCTGTGCCTCTGCGAGGCGCTTTTGGAGTGCCTGTGCGTTGGCGCGTGAGATGTCGAGCTGCGCCCGCAGTGCTGCGGTATCCTGCGTCTGCTCCTGCGTCATGACGGCGGGCTTTTCCGCCGCCGTCTGATCTGCAGAGTTCCGACCAATGGCGTACGCAATGCCGACAAGCAGGAGACACAGGATCACCAGCAGGGCTGTTTTGTGCTCCCTCACCTTCTGTTTGACCCGGTCAAGCATGGTTTACACCTCCCCTCCGTGTTATGCGTAATCGGTCACCCCGCGTGCAATGGCGCGTGCGAAATCATCCTGTCTGTCTCTCAGCAACGCTTCATCCTCCTCGTTGCTGATAAAGGCAAGCTCCACGAGGACGGCGGGCATGTCCGTCGCACGCAGTACGGTAAGCCCGGGACGCTCTTTCAGACCGCGATCCACTGTGCCGAGACTATCAACGATCTGCCGCTGGATGCAGTCGGCGAGACGTTCGGCGCGGCCGCCGAGGTTGTGCACGAGCGTCTCCGTGCCCTGTGCGCTTGTATTCCCCGCGCTGTTGCAGTGGATGGACACAAAGATATCCGCTGTCCACTGATTGGCGCAGTCACACACGGAGCAGTCCTGCCGATCTGCATAGTCGCTGTCCCAGTTGAGGTTATCGCTCTGCCACATGCGCACCTCATAGCCGACGGCTTCGAGGTAGCCTTTTACGAGTTCTCCGACCGCCGCCGCCACGTCACACTCACGCAGGCCTGTGATGGGGCTCACTGCACCGCTGTCATGCACAAGGTCATGCCCGGGATTCAAAAATACTTTCATTTGTCATTCCCTCCTTTTCCAATGCCGCCTTTGCGGCGTGCCATTTCGACAAGTGCCCCCGCCTCGTCAATCCCCGAACTCTGCATATTTTCGAGGATGGATATGAACTCGGTGAGCGAGAGATACCCAATGACAAGTGTCGCGGCAAACGCGGGCGCGTGTGCCTTCACCAGAATAAAGTCAAGCATCAACGCCGCAGAGACGACGCCGATGTAGGTGAGGATCTTCGGCACAAAACGCTTGCGCATGATGTCACTCTTGATATAGCCCGCACGACGGGCTTTTCTCACGTTCCGAAAGGCTTGCCACAAGGACGGCTGATCTGCACCCGTATCAACGAGATGTTGCCGCGAGAGCGATAACCACTTTGTCGCGAGGTCAAGACAGACCAGTGCAACAAATGCCACGAAAATCTGTGCATGATCTTCGTAGGCGATGGTGATGGCGATGGACAGTCCCACCTTTGTGCCCCATCCCTCCGTAAGACGCTGAATAACCGGCATAAAATCCATATGTTATCTCCTTTCTACACATACAAAAAGCCGCCATACGTTATGACGGCTGCTGTGCACGCTGTCTTATCCTGCGGTGTGTGTGACAACCCATTCCGCGACCTTTTCGCGGTAAGGCTCAGGTACAACGGGCAGGTTCTTCGTATTGTCCTCAGGCGCGAGTGCATACTTCCCGCCCTTCACGAGTATGCCGTATGCGACGACCATCCAGCTGTAGATGACTGCTGCCATGTTACTCACCTCCTTTCAGCTTTGCTTCGAGCGCGGCGAGGCGCGTCTGTATATTGACCATCCCCTCCATGACGGCAAGCTCCGTTTCGGGAATGGGCTGCACGTCCATTTCCTGTGGCTCTGTGTCCTCGGGCGGTGTCGGTGCCGGCTCTGGTTTTGGTCGCTCGACCTGCTCCCACTTGCTGCCGCGCCAGTAGAGGTCATAGCCCTCCTTTGCAGCAGGCGGCTTGGCCTCCGTCATGTAAGCGGGTATCTGCCACGCCCCAGAGATCGGCGATCTGTCGGTGTCGTCAAGCGTGCGCTCACCGATGTACTTGCCATCGGCAGCGTAGGCGTAGACTGTTTTTGTCATGTCGTACCTCCTCAATATTTGATCTGTGCGATCATCGTGAGCGCAGGCGGTTGGACGGTATCAGCCGCGCCGTAAATTGGGTTGGATTTCGAGGCGTCAAACCCAATAGCAATCGGTGCATTTTGATGTATCGTAGGATAGTCAGGTATTCCGTTCCTCTCTCCCTTTTCAGCTACGTATAATGCACCGCGCTCGTCAATCTCAAGCTCAGCGAGTAACTGCACACCTGCAACTGTTTTATGCTCTTTCTTCACGGACCACTCGCCCGTGATATTCGGTAGTCCCGCCTCCACGCTCTTGACGTTCTCCCCGCCCTGCAAGACGCGCCCTGTCATATTGGGCAGGGTCAGCTTGTCCTGTGCGCTGTCATATACGTACTTAGAGCAATCCTGCGCGTACTGCTCCGCTGTGACGATCATGCCCGCCTCCTGCACCCACGCAAGGAGGCGGGGGTACTCCGATGCTTTGACAGTCGCACCATTTGCCTTGATATATCCATCGCGCAGTGTCGGGCGCAGGATGATGTCGCCCACACGCGCGCCGTCGCGCACGTCGTCCACAATCCAGACGGCATTGCCGTCTTGTATGAGTTGTCCCGCTTTTGTCGTCATGTATTACGCTCCTTTCGCCTGCGCAAAGGAGCGCAGGACTTAATATCTAATGATCGGCATGAGTTTGATTGCGGCGGGTTGTACTGTTTCTGACGCGCCGTAGACGGGGCTAGAACGCGAAGCGTCAAATATGGTTTTATGTATTTGTGACGATTTTTCCGTTACATAATATGGCACGTAATTTCTCCCTTCGTGGTCGAAACACCCGGCCCATTCGTTCAGATCGTGGTATCTTGCGACAAATGCACCCGTAATATTCGGCAGCCCCGCCGCGATGCTCGCCCCTGCGCCATCCCCCGCAAACTGCACCATCCGATCTGTCCAGTTCGGCAGCACCATTGTCACCGCGCCATCGCCGCGCCCGAACAGTCCCGCATTGGCGGTCACGTCGTCCGTCCATAGGTCATGCTTGTCTGCCAGTGCTACAAGGCGCGGATAGTCCGCACGCTGCACTGTTGCGCCATTGCACTTGACGTAACCTGCAGGGAGATATAGAGACCCGCGCACCACTCCGACGGGCGTGCCGTCGCGCAGATCGTCAACAATCCAGACGGCCGTACCGTCATGGATAATTACCCCCCATTTTCGATTGTTTGTTTGATTTTATCCGGCAGCTCTGCACCCGTTGTACCCGCCTTGACGCATTCGAGCCGCGCCCACGATGGCAGGTGCTTGCTGTACGCAATGTCGCCGACAGTGTAGGCGCGGCTGCGCTGGAGGATTGCGATGCTTGCGTTTGAGATTTCCGTGCGCATTTCGGCACCTTGCGTCTGCGGGACGTATTCAGCGGAGAGTTTCTGTTTGATCTCATCCGCCGCCGACGCAAGCACGGTGTTCATTCGTTCCGCCATCTCCCGTGCCGCCGCCTCGCTACCCTTTGCAGCTGATTCAGCCCCCGCCGCCGCAGATGCGCTTTGTTGTGCGGCAAGGAGCTGCGCAGATACATCGACACCCGTCTGGAATATTTTTGCAATCAGATCGGCGGGGTCAACGTCAGAGCTGATCGCGACACGCACGGTGCGCTCAACAATCTCCGCGAGTTGCTGTATCTGCATCTCCTGTCGATCAAGCTGCGCCTCTATGTCCTCTGCAAAAAACGGCCCTTGGCTTGTCAAATTGAGTGGCTGCGTGTATGGGATTTGCCTCTGAATTGTAATCTTCCATCCGTGCGGCAAAGGCTGCACTCCACTCTTTGGATAACGGACAACCTTATCATTCAGAGACAGCGTAAAATCTGTCGTTGCATTTTCTTGCCCGTGTTCATTTGTCAGGGTGACTACGACATTATTCACATCCTCTGCATTGAGCAGAAATGTAAAAGGGAAAACGGTTGTAACACCGTTTCCCCCATACGTATTCTTTACGTTCGGATTTTCAACAGTCATGTTGATGCCTCCTATTTCTGTTTTAGTTTCTTGTCCAGAATCGTCTTTGCGATAAACTCCCGCAGGTCATCCGGATTGTTCAGACGGTAGTTATCGGTCATAAAGCGTGCTGTATTCCAGAAACCATCCGTCAGCGTGTCGGGAACTGCATACATTGTGCCTGCAACTCCTTTTGTCAGCGCACGTCCAAAATCAATTGCGTCAATCTTGGACTTGTCGCTTTGCAAAGAATGTGCCATCTGGATCGGGTCGGTGAGTCGTCCAACAGCTGCGAATACAACGCCGCTATTGCGCCCCTGCTGCAGCTTCCCCGTAATCATCCCCTGCACAATCTCACCAGCCATGTTGATCACAGGGAATCCGCTTGCAACGCTGCCGATAGAGTTCGCCGCCCATTGTTTCAAGAACTTCCGGTACCACTCATCTTTATCTTTCTTATCACCACTCCCCGCTGAAATCGCCTCAAGGCTCTGCCTGATCACCGTCTCAATTGCGGCCATCGCAACAAAACGGAACAGATAGGAGCGCACGAACGCAGAATAACGCTCGACAAAGTTGGTCTTGTGTTTGTCATAACGCCCCGCATAATACTTCTCCCACACCGCATTCATCTGTGCGTTGAAGAAGCTAAAGAATGGCGTAAACGCCTTGACAAGTCCACTCTGCGAACGCTGTACCGCAGATCGGTCAATCGAATCCGCAGAACCAAAGATCGAACGTACTGCCTCGTGGGCTTCTCTGTGCGCACGCTCACGGGCAATAATCTCATCTGCACCGTCGATCAGCTCTTTGTTATACCGCTCCTGATATGTCCAGTAATAAGTCGGTATGCTGCAAAGCATATCCGTCTCCTCCATGAGCCATGTCCCATACTTGACAAGAAATTTACGGACAGAATATTTCCCGCCGAAAACGTCTTTCCCTTTGGTATTAAGATCACGGTCCATGTTGTGCGCACGGTTCCGCATAAACGCCGAATCATTGAGCACGAATTGACGTATCCTCTGCGGATGACGAAGGTACTGCAGCATTGCCAGAATCGCATTAGCGGTTCCGAGTCGGTCTGCCATCGGCATAATATTGGATGCGTTGAGAAGTGCAGTCGATACACGGAACGCCATAATCGCCGTCACCGTGTTCGCGCGCCACTCCTCCGCTTTAGTCTCAATGTAAAGATTGTTATTCATTGGCTCTTGCCACACGCTTTCAACCCATCGTTTCAGGCTGTCATACGCGTCTTTACCGAGCGACTGTAATATCGGCTCTTTGACCGCCGAATGACTCATCAGCTTATAGACATCACGACAGGCAAGACGCATCGTCGCAATATGGATTTGCTGATCAATGTGGCGATACATGACATCCAAAGAGAGGTCAAGTGGCCGCCCCAGCGGAGCCCCGTTTGCACGGTTCTTCGTTGAGCCCATTCCAGACCCAAACGCCATAGCGCCGCCAACCGATTCGGCGACAGTTGCAAGCTCCTGATCTGCTGCACGCTCAGAACGCTTCGGGTCATACCGAATCGGATAGTACCCGCCGCGAATGGTCAGCGGCTCTCCCGTCGACGCCTCGATCGTAAATTCATCCGGTGCAACACGCTTCATCGGCGTGCCGGTGGTCTTTTCGACGACCTCATTGACCGCATCGCCGTGCTCATTGAGATAATCCCAAATCTCCTGCACAAATGCCCAGTCTTTCTTGGTCATCGTCTTTGCAAAAATCTCCTCAACGTCATTCTCCGTGTATGGAGTTTTTGTCGAGAGACCTGCGACAAGACGGGAACGGTTGCCCTTATTTCCCCAGTTGAGCGCCATCGAAAGCACGTTTTCCTTCGTCAGTTCTGTGCCATCCGTGAGGTTTATCCCGAGTTTCTTGCTCCACGCTTTGCGCCTCTCTTTCTGCGTGTAGTATTGTCCGATGATCACCTCCAATCGCTTGGCGTTCTTTTCAAGCGCCTCTGTTTTTTTCTCCTGTGCGTCAAAGAGTGTGTTGTAGAGATAATCCACAATCGCACCGCTCTTGCCGCCGATGACCTTGAGCATTGTTTCCGGCTTCAAAAGCTGCACCATATAGGCGTGAGCTTCTTTTCCGCCGTCCTGCTCACCGATATGCTCCTCATAGTTCTGATACATACGAGCCGCGACCTCATCGATATTCTCACCCGATATGAGGAGCGTATTCTTGTTGCGCCCTGTCACATAGAGAAATTCGATGAGCATACGAAGATCACGGAGTTCCTGCATGGAGAGCTGTGTGTATTTACGCTGTTTGTCCCGCGCAGTTGCGGCAGAGGAAAGCCAATCGGGAATCTCCACGCCGTCAAGCCCATCATTGGAATTCTTGAGTTCCTCCATGAGTGCCGGCCAACTCCGCACACCATCTCCCATAAGAGGCATCCCATCGGAGCGGCGCAGGTCAAACACATACATCAGATGATGAATGAAATAACGGTGATTTCCGTCGATCTTGGCGGTCTTGTCATTGGCAAGATTCTTTTCCCGACGGGCAAAGTATTTCACAAGACGATCAAGCTCACGTTTCAGCTTGACACTCTCATGCGTCATTGCCTCCATTGCAAGCTGTCGGGTCTTTGCCGCTCGTGCCGCCGCAAGGTCTTTGTCTCCTGTATCCTCCTTCTCAATGCCGTTATTCTTGCGGAGCATATTTGTGAGATGACGTTCCGCCTCCTTTGCGGCGCTCTGTACCTGCCGCATCCAATGGCGCGTATTTGTTGCCTCATGGATGGGCGCATCTTCAAGATGCTGCTGTGCATATGCACGCATCGCAGCAACCCTGCCGGCCGCCGAATCGCGGAGACTGCGTACGGCTTCGAGGTTCTGCGCCGCAGAGAGTTTGAGTCGGTTAAATGCCTCCCCGAACTTCTCACGCATCTTTGCGCGATCTTCCTCTCCTGATTCTTTTGCGGAAGAGAGGAGTGCCCGCAGATCATCAATTTCCTTTGCTTGCTTCTCCTGCCAGCGGAACGCGTATTTGAGAGCCGTCACCGCCTTTTCAAGCGGCGCATCCTCCTCACGTTCGAGCGCACGGACGACACCGATCATTGCGTCCTTGAGCCGCTGCGGTGCGTTGTCATACGCCTTGATATACTCGTTTAGGAGCTCTCCTTCAAGAGCTGTCTGACGCGCAGTATATTCCTCGCTTGCAAGCAGTTCTTCCGCACGCTGCGCAATCGTCTCGGCGTTGGGCATCTCCGCTTTGTAGCGTTCCCGCTCCTCGCGCATCTGACGATTGTATGCTGCATCGAATCCGCCGCCCGCGTCCTTGAGTGCCTTTTCATACGCCTCCACCGTCGGATAATAGCCGCTTGCGATAACCTGACCAACGCCGAAGGTCTCCGCCACCGCCTCCGCCTGCCAAACGGGATTCTCCCGCATCTCGACTTTCAGCTGCGCTTCGTAGTCCTTCATGTGCGCGTCAACGTCGCGTCCCTGCATCTCACGGATGAGCTCTTTGAGCAGCGTTTCCTTTGCGCGCTCCTTCGCCTCCGTTTCCCACTGAATCATGGTCTCCGCAGAGTCCGCAGTCAGCAGTTCGGGGTCAATCTTTTGGAGTCGCTGCGCACGTTTGACAACAGCAGCCGCCTCGATCTCCTCATCTGTTGCGATCATCCGCGCCATGATTGCCTCAACCTCCGCAGAGGCACGCACACCCGCACCCGTGACATCCTTATAAATACGTGTCAGCCACGCTTTGAAACGACGGAACACGGCACGCAATCCCTGTGCAGGGGCTTCCCCGCTGCGCAAATACTCCTCGAATCCACGGGCGAAACGCTCTTGCATCCATTCACGTTTGAGACGTTCGACTTCTGCCGCGTCACCCTTCTTCTCTGCCGCAAGAATCTTCTCCTCACGGTTACGAAACTCTGCCGCAGAAGCTGTCCCCACGTACTCGTCCGCCGCACCTTTCGTCCACGTCGCCCATTTCTGGATTGCGGCAAGGTCTTTGGCATAGCGGCTCTCTGGTGCAACTTCTGCGATATGTTCCAAATCAAACAGGAAGTTATGCGCCATCTCGTGCATAAACGTCGACTGATCTGCCGCCTGCATGAGAGAAATCAGACGTTGCGTACCGCCAAGCGTCGCCGTGATATTGCCCTTCGCTCCATGCGCCTGCTCTTGGTTGAACTTCTCAATGATCTGAATTGCCTTATCGTCGAAGATAACATAGCAACGACCATCACGTTGTCCATCGTACGTGATACCCTTGATTCCGACCTCGTTCAGCGCAAGAGAAGCTTCTTTGTCTCCGCGAAGCTGTGAAAACACATCAGAGATTGATTGATATATCTCTCGTCCCGACTTAAACCTCCGCAAATATACTTGCGGAAGCGTTGCACCATCAAGGAGGTCTACAAGATTCTTCTCATACGTCCGTCGAAGTTCCTCTGCCTCCTCTTTCTGCCATTCATAGACTTCATCCGATCTGGATAGAGTATCTTCCATGCTCAACAGATCATCATAATCCCCACTGAGATCGTCAAATCGAGTGTCCGTCTTTCCAAGCCTACTGAGAAGGGTGTACGTATCAGCACGGGAAAACATCTCTTCCAGCTTTTCCTGTACGAACTTGGTCTGCTCGTCAAAGGACTTCTGCTCGTCAAGCAGCACATCATCGTCGGGGATTTCGACGTGGTAGAGCTTTCCGACAGGTCTTTTCACATCCAGATGAACCTTCTCAGGATCCACCGAATCAAGTGCGTGAATCGCCACCTCCTCCTTGCGCGCATACCCGACAAACATCACACGGTACATATTGAGAGCGCGTACTACATCCGCCGCCGTGCGACGTCCCCCTTTCTCGGATGGCTTCGCGGCATCGATCGTCATCCCTGCATTGCTGTGCTTTGGCACAGAGGCGCGCAACTCCCGCATAGACACCTTCGGATTCTCCTCATAGAGCGCAAGCGGGCGGTCGAACTCCGCCACAATCCCATCCCAGTTTTCCTTTTCCCGTACATGCCACTTGCGCTCCCTAGCAATCACAGCAGCAGCGCCCATGCGCTCCACATCGTGTGCATTATCCTCAAGTGCCTGCAGTGCCTGTTGTACCTCAGGCGGCGCATCTGCAATCGGCTTACCGTCGTACAGCATCGTATAGAGCGTCTTGTGATTCTCTTTCAGGTGCTCCTTATATTCCTCCGAGACTGCACGATCCTGCGCCGTATACAGCCCCCAGCCGTGCGCCTGTGCGCCCTCACCTGTGTCGATCATCTCAAGCAGGAACTCACGGAAGTCATACGGAGAACCGTGCCATGCACTCTGCTCAAACGTCTCTGTTTCAGGTTCTTTCCACCGCAACTTATCGGGGTCAATCTTCTTCAGTACATCCACACGATGCTGAGACATATCGATTGACTTTTGTATCCCTTCTTTCTCGTACACCAAGTCTGCTGCAAGGCCATCGCTTGAAGGATAGTTAATCGTCGACATAATGTAGCTATCTGGATGAAATTCCTTTGCGAAATCTTCCTTTGTGGTATTCGGATTCTTTTCCAGCATAGCAAGTGCTTTATTTACATGCGCAAGGTATTTCTTATCGCTCTCTACCGTGCGCTCACCACTTGCTAAAAGATCGTTATACTTTTCCCGCAGGCTCTCAGTGTCATGAACATTTTTCCATCCATCGAGCCACTCCAATCCTTCAAGAACATCTCCAGACAGATCGCCTGCGTCTTTTCCATCATAGGTAAACTGGAGCCCGGTGTTTTGCTCCGTACTTACTTCATCAGACGTCTCCTCCTGTCGCTGCCTATATTGTTCTTGCTCCTCCTCACTAAGTTCATCCCAACGCACCAATTTGAGGATTCCGATTACCTCCGGATTGCGAAGAATGACTTCGTTCGGGTCATTCCCATACTCATAGGATGTCCCTGAAATAAGATATACGTTTTCATTCAGATATTCATTGCTGTCGTTCAGTTGCTCGATTGCATGTTCCTTGAGTTCATCAAGGTCTTGATAGTCACCGCCGAAATTCATTACATCCACAGCACAAGCCCCATCGAGCTCAGTTTCCGTCCAATTCCCCTCCGGCCAGTCATGAGAGTTTTCAAGTTCATCGCCGATCTGATACACATTGTCATCATAGCGAATACCAATAAACGCAGATTTCAGTGCTTGTTTCTCATCCACCTCAACGAATTGAATGTCAACAACTCTATGGTTAAATTTTTCCAGAGCCATCTTCTCCCAATAGGACATCTGATAGAACTTCGAATTTGCCACAGCATCCATCTGCATCATACGTTCCTTGATATTCTCAAGCGTATGGATATAGCCGTTCAGCTCGTCCAGCTGCGCCCTTGCCTCCTGCATCGCATCGACAGCTTCCTGCGAACTCGGCATCCACCCCTCCACCTGTGGGGCAGAGGAATCCCCCACTGTAAGGAGATAGGCAAGATCAATGAGTTCGCCCTTGCGCGGTGCACGACCATGTTCCTTGTAAAAGTCCCGATACCACGGCTCATTATTGGACACACGGATGCCGCGCCCGTCGTCGTCAATCGGGACGATGTCAACACCGTTGCCCATGCCACGGTCGAGAGCATCCAAAGCAGGGCGCAGCAGCTCATCACGCTCTGATACAATGTCTTTGTAGAGGGTACGCCACCCCTTCGCAGGGCTCACAGCATCCTGCAAGGTTGCCGCAACAGCCATCTCACGTTCATTAGCATCAGGGAAATTCTCGTCGATGAATCCTTTGACGATTTCAGCCTTTTTCTTCGCAGCCTCTTTCTTCTGATCGTCTGCATACGCATCCACGCGCAGATGATCACGGATATAGTCCGCAGCGGTATACGGTTCTCCCTTCACTTCGCTATAAATTGCCGCCATACGATCTGCATAACGCGCCGCAAGGAGTGCAGATGCTCGCGCAGCCGTGCGGGCTTTTTTGCTTTTTGCTCCTCCGAGCTGACCCGCAAGCTCATGATAGACGCTTCTCGCCTCAGGAGACAGTTCCGCCGTTGCGACAACATCCCCGGGTTGGAGGCCTTTTATTGCGCCTGCAACCGCTTCGAGAGCGTCTTTCTGTGCATTGATTTTCTCAATCTCAGGCTGTATCTGTGCAAGATACTCTGCCGCTTCCGCACTGCCGTCATTCTGTACGGCTGTCAGTTCTGCGAGATCGGAATCCAGACGGTTCATGCGACGCTTAATTTCTGCCGCAGGATGATTCACATCTGCAAGCAAAATATCCCGTGCAAGGGCGCGGTGCTCATGTTCTGCAAATGCACTCTCCACGTAACGGTCAACGGAATCGCCAACTTCCTCTTCTGTTTTCGACTGGAACGCACTAAGCACTTCCTTGACAATTTTCGCCTCATGTTGCGCCTGCTTATCCGTGAATAGGTCAGAGGACTTCGTGATATTCTGGAAGAGTGCCTTGCGTTTTCCATCATCGAGATTCGCAGTCATCTGTTGGAGAGTAGACGTTTTGACAGGCAGCATCCCAGTCCCATCCGCGCACGCCTGCAGCTCCTCTGCGCTGATGTTATTTGCGGCAGCAATCTCCTGCACAAGCTCCGCGCCGCCCTCTTCCTGATTGAGTGATACAATATCTACGGCCGTTGTCTCTATCCCATAGCGGCGGTTCTGCGAATCAAGCATCTCATTCACAAGATCAGGTGCTTTGCCTTGGAGTTCCTGTACGTTCTTCAGGTTATCCCCTACCGCCTCAACAGTATTCATGAGGTGCTGATTCTCATTGACGCTCCGATAGAGACGGTCTTTGATCAGATTCTCCATATGAGCGCGTGCCCCGAGCATTGTATTCGTATGTGCGCCAACATGACCGCCGAAACCGATGAGACCAAACCCCATGATAGAAGGAGCGGCCTCAATTGCCGCAGCCGTGGATTTCTGCAGAATTTGCCGGACAGATGAAATCTCAGCATCATCGCCCTTGAGTGCCATCTGCGCCATATTCTCGATGACCATGTCCGAGACCTGCTGTGCAAACTCCTCCTGCAGCTCTGTATTAAACGTAATTGCGCCCGCTTTTGCCGCGCCAAGAATCCGTTCTTTGATGAGCGTACGCGCCGCCTCGTTCGCAGTTGCCCCTTCTGCGGCCAGTGCCAAATCTTTTGCTCCTGCACCTGCATAGAGGTCGCGCAGGCTTTTTGCCTCACCCCGCCCAAAAATCGTGCGTGCAATCTTCTGCAAAGCAAGCTGCTCGATCACGCCCTCGGCAAGCCCTTGTGTCGCCGACAGTGCCGCCGCCTGTGTCGGCGTATACATCGCGCGTCCCTTCGCATCGAGCTTGTTCAGATTCTCTTCGTATTGACTGCCGCCGATCTCAAGCCCCATAACGACAATAGCGGCAGCTCTTCCGACATTTGCCGCCGCACCAGGGTTCTTTGTCACGGCAAGAGTGATACCTCCTGCAACCGCTCCAATCCCCTGTGCAGATGCAATCATCGGGATATTCTCTGCAGCACCGCCGATCATTGCGCCAACGGTCTGCCCAACGCCCCCATAGGAATATTCCGGCAGTTCGTCTTTCTTTTTGTCGAGTGCAGTAATCCAATTCTGCTCATCTTCGGTGAGTTTGCGTCTGCCAATCATCGCATTCGCATAGGTCATCTGCTTGCGAATGTTGTAGTAGCCGCGCTCTACGCCTGTTGCGACACTTCCCGCGAAGCGCATAAACTCGTTGCTGTATGCATCATTGACCGTCTGCAGCCCCTCGGCATTGTTGAGCATCATGACGGCCTCATTCGTGCCACGCTTTTCGACAATCTCTTTGAGGTATGGCATCGCTTCATAGACGCGTCGCATATTGAGGTCGCCGTTCGCATCGAGCATACCGGGCACCTTCTTGAGTTTTTCCGCACGCTGGACAATCTTCATGACCTTTTCCCACACATCGGGGTCATTGGCAATCGTCTCCGCGCGAATCCCTGTGAGGTCATGCGCTTTCTTGATCTGCTCGCGCTTCTCATCCTCGCCGTAGAAGTAATCCGCATAGAGTTTGGACGCCTGAAAACTATCGGGCATAACCCCCTTGATGAGGTCTTTCCCTGTGATCGGTTCCGGCGGCGCAGTCATTCCCTGTGTATAATACGGATTGTCAAAATCGACGGGCTGAACACTGCCATCATAGAAGTTTTCCCGCAGCTTTGTATAGACGGCATCCACAATATTAGAGACAGACCAATCCGATTCTTTCTGCGGCTCATAGGACTTTGTCATCATCAAATCCATCACGTCGCTGCTCATGATCGGATTGCCCGCGTCATCACGCCTGCCTGTCTCGTAGGTCGTGTACTCGCTCGTCGGCGCATAGTTTACTATATCGTTCAGCTCGTCGCTGTTGTTCTCTCCAGGCATCTTGATTTTGACGCCGATATTTCCGCTCGCCACATCACGACGCATCATCTGCTCAATCGTTTCTCTTTTTTGCGGATCCATGTTTACCCCCGTTATTTACCGTATACGATCTCTTTTCCGCTCTTTCCGCTTTGCATACCATTGATGAGGTCATCTGTCTTTATGTGATATGCACCGCCACCATTAATCAGAGTGACAATGGAATTGCCGCCTCCTGCATCTACAACACTTGCAATACCTATGTTAAAGAGCTGCGCTTCATTCGTATCGATCTTGTTTCCACCAAAACCGAAGAACCCACCGCTCCCAGAGATTGTCATAGGAGCCATCTCTCCCGCCATCTTCTCAATAATCCACTGCTGAGACGGCATTTCCCCGTTATGGTCTTTTTGATACTCACGAATAAGATAGCCTGTCGAATCCTGTGCAACAGCAAAATTCGAATCAAACATCCCGTTTTCATATCCGCCAAGCCCCGTCTTGACTGCCTGTTTGATGCTTCCCCAGTCATACTTAAATGCGCCTTTGCCGGTCTTGTAATCATCAATGACATCCAGCAGTTCTTTTCGCATACTATTTTCCATATGCGGATTTCCGATGATCGTATCATAAGCATCGTTGATGCTGATCTTTCCTGTTTGCAGGGCGTTGATCAACTGATATTTATACTCCGGCCCCGATATTTTAAGGGCGGCCGCTTCTGCTGCTGCGCGTCGATTTGCCGCTGCCTCTGCTCGTGCTTGATCTGCCTGTCCGGCTTTCATGGCACTGTTCATCAGTTTTACCGAGACGCGCGGATTATCGCCGGCAATGCTTGTAATGACCGACTGATATTCAGCTACCGAATGATACTGTCCATCATTTTGGAGCTGCATAATTGCCATCTGCCCCTGTTCAAGCAGGCGATTATCTTCTCGGTCACGCACAGCAAGCTGTTTCTGCAATGTGCCGAAAATCTTATCTGTTCGCTCCTCGATCTCCATTTCAGAGGGCGGAGTCTCCATCACACCGCGCCCGAAACCAACTACGGGATAAAGGTTCAAATCAATCTCAGCGACACCATGATTGCCAGACTGCATAACCTTTCCTGTCTTTGCGTTGTAGATGCCAACGTGCGAAATGCCATATTGGCCTTCCTCGCCACCTGTTTTCGTCCAGAAAACAAGATCGCCGTCGTGTAAATCTTGCGGGTCGCTGAACGCTCTCCCCATTCCTTTTAATTCAACATATTGATCATCCGCGCAACGACTGGAAAGGTTCAGTCCATAGAGCGCAGCGGCTTGTAGAACCCACGAGCCACAGTCATATGTTCCATCTGCTCCGTTGAGTGGTGCGTTCAGCTGATACGTTGCGCCTTTTGTCTGTTCATAGAACGCATGCAGTCCATCTGTGCTCTGAGTGTTCCCGTGTATATTTTTCTGAACCCACGCCTTAACTGTATCTCTTGACGCCTCAATACCAAGTTCATTCATGGCCTGTTGAGATTCAGCAAACTCCATCTCCTGCTGTGCGTGTTTGCGCACCGCACCGAGCGCCGCTGTCCGCTGATTCGGGTCCATGTATTTTCCGTACTTATTGCTGATTTCATCCATGCGCTTAAAATCCGCCGTCTGCATCGCAAGGGACATTGCCTGCCCGACAGCCTGCCGCGCGATCACATCCACCTCATGTTTAACCCGTTCTTCCCCGTAAGCGCTGTACATTCCGCGTGCAAGGGCCTCACCCCGATTGATTGCCATATCAACAGCCGCATCATTGCCCCCATATTCAAGCACGTTGTCAAGGCAAACATCCACGGCATTTTTGTACTGCGTGTTCTTATACGCCTCAAGCTGTTCCTGCTGATACCGCATGACATTCGTGCGCCGCGTTACATTGTCGCGCTCCGTGAACTCATAGAACGCTCTTGCGCCCGCCCCATAACGCAGAACGCCTTTGTATTTTGCAGATACGGCATCCATTGTTTTTTTCTGGAGCTTGTCATAGTCCTCGGTGATGTTGAGTGCGCCCTCCTCTTTCTTCTGCATAAGCTCAAACGTGCCCTCACTCATGAGCTTGTTATACATGTTGTTGGCCGCAAGCGCCTGTGTCTGCTCCACCTGATCTTTCAACGTCATAGCACCCTTAGCAAGCACATTTCCGGTTTCTCCCTGTGCCTGCGCAAGCGCCTGTGCGCCTTGATTGCTGTATTGTACGCGGGTGATCTGCGCCGCAGGAGTGCCGACGCCCTCTTTGTTCTGAAACGGTGAAAAATCCATGAAGCAAACCTCCTCTTATCTCATGGAGAAAAATGTACTTTGGCGTGGCATCCCGTATCCCCGCGCATTATAATTTCCAATGTGACTGCCAAAACTTGTGCCTTTACCGCCCCATCCGTGCAGTCCAACGCTCCAATCCCGACCGCCGAACGAACCGACCTGCATTCCCGTCGCCTCTGCGGTCTTTTGTGATGCAGAGCTGACGCCCGTATAGAGATTGCTTGCCAGTGAAAATGCGCCTGTGAGCATACTGTTCATCATGGCGCGGCGTCCCGCTGCGCGATAATCACTTGCGTTGGCACTGTGGAAGTTCGACTGATTCTGGAAATCTGTCGACTGCTGCAGCATGTTATCAACCTGCTGACGCCCATTGTAGAGACTCATGCCTGTCTGCTCATTGATTGCATAGCCCGTATCTGCAAGGGCCGCCGCAGCACTTCCGGATGCCGTGACACCGCTCGCACCGATTGCCGCACGCTGCTGACCCATCCGAAGGAGCGCCCTGCGTCGCTCATTCTCTGCATTGATCTTGTTATTCTCGTCCTGCCGTTCGGCGGTCTCCTGCGCCTTGTCCGCGTTCATCTGCGCGATCTGCGCATTCTGTTCCGACTGCCGCGCCGCCGCTTCTGCCTGCGCCTGTTGTGCCCTCCCCTGCATCCACGAGGAAAAGAGCGTTCCCACCACCATTGCCGCTACGCCCATAACTACTCACTCCAATTCTTTGAAAAACTCAAACAGATGATAGGGAAGCCCATACAAGCCCATCGGCTGCGGCTCATGAACAACCGCGCCAAGCCACCTGAGCCATGCAATCGTCGCATCATTCCCCTTGTCGACATAGTTATAGAGATATTCCCAGTCATGCAAAAACGCGCGGATTCCTTCGCGCGTCTTCTTGCCCGTATAGATTTTATGCTTCGCCGTCTCCGCAGTCGCAAGCATCCAGATGATACCGTGCCGGAGAATAGGATTCGTCTCAATAACGCCAAACGCTGAAATAATAACGCCGTCGCAGTAACATGCATATGCCGCTTTGCTGTTACGCCAACAACGCATCACCTCAGCTTCGACGTTCGGCCCCGTCATACCGATCAGCTCGCGCCGATCTTCGGGACGCAGATGTGCGGCAAGATAGGAGAGATCATCATCGGTTGGGGTGCGATAAGTAAACTCAGCCACCTGCTTCCACCTCCGGCACAATGGATAGAATCGTCAGCGGAAGAGGGTCAACCTGCTTGATCGTCAAATACACCGTGTCTTCATAGCTTGCGCCCGGAATTACAACATGACGCTTGCCACTGTAAAGTTCAATCGGGTTGTCATATTTTTCTGTAGAACGCCACTTGATCGCATCAAGGCGCTTTTCGCCAACGCCATAAAACCCGCCGCGCGTATCACGGAAAAGTATTGTCATGCGTGAGACACGTTTCTTGCGTCCCATATAAGAGCCGTCCTGTGCGCTGAACTCAATCGGCATTGTTTGGACTACACTCTCATACGGCAAGCCCACAGTGATCTTGCTAAATTTTTTCGGCAGCTTAAGAACGCCGTCACTATCTACTCGCAGCTCCTGTAAAACATTTCCGTCAACAAGAACAGAAACGTCCTTGCCAGAGAGCCACACAAGCCCTGTGAGGTTGTCTTTTGCCCCTCCCTGATAAACATATCCACTGTCTACATAAAACTGCTCCTGCGGCGCCGTGTTGCGTATCTGCGAGCCCATCTGCTCGACGTAATGTGTGCCATCCCTCTCAACGACCGCCCAAAGTTCTTCCTCACGATTGCCGGAGATTGTGCACACGTCCGCGAACTTCCCTGCCGTTGTGTGCTTGTGCCATGCGTAGACATCTTGCTCCTTGATATAGGTCATACCGAGAAGCATCCCATCTTCACGCACGCACCAAACAATCGTATTCGGCGTCTGCTGGTAGGCAAGCGCGACAATCGTCTGCCCCTCAAAGAGATGCGCAGCAAGGAGAGATACGTCATCTCCCGTGTACTTATCCACGTCATAGCTATATGTGAGATCACGGATAACACTGCCTTGATGCTGCACATAGACAATGCGACCGCCAATAACGACAGGTGTCAGATTGTTGATGCCGCGATACTCCTGCGGCTCCGCCTTCTGATTCGTCGGTGTGAACACCTCATTCCCACCGCCGACTTTGTACTCTCCGCCGGAGGTGAGCATGAGCATTTCGCCGAACGGGATAATCGCGCGAATACCATTCATTTGACCGCCCGAAAGCGTGCCTGTGATTGCGTCACTGTCCTGCTGCGGGGTATTGACCCAGAAATTGTAATAGTCCCCCGACTGCGATGCCCAATAGGTCTGCGGCTTCGCTCTGCTCCCTGCAAAGACAAGGCGGTCTTCAAAGAAGCTCACCGCTTGCGGATAGCCTTTTTTCGCGCTCCACGCCGAGAGAGAGAAATCATTCGTCGCCTCCGTGTCTGCAAGTTCTCTCGTTACTGTTGCCGCAGCGCTTGTTGCGGAGTTGACTGCCGTAATCCGCGCAACACCATAATAGTCCTGCGCAAACGTCTGGATGGTCACATAGCCACGCTGCCGCTCGTTTTCGTTTGCCCATACAGAGGTATCAAATTCATTGCTGCGCACACGATATTCGATAATATCATCACTCTTGTTCGTGTAGTTCAGCGTATAGTTCTGCGTGCGGTTCGCGTGCTGTTCTTGGAGTGCAATCCACTTATCCGTCGACTTATCGTGCTTCTCCACGATAAAATGGCCGTTCCAGAATCCAAAGGACTCCACATAAACCGTCCCACCAGGAATACAGCGGACAACAAGCGGAGTTATTGGATTACCTGCCTTTAATTGCCCGCCCATTGTATGACCAAGACGAATGAGACTGCCAACCATATCCTCTGTAAAATAATTGACACTTGCCACAAGCGTCACATCTCCACGCACGGCAGAAGCGCCGATCTTTACATCTTCTTTTTTGTTAGGGTCGTCAAACGGGCCTCCTGCAATATCCATCCGCTCAAGCTTCCACTCTGTCACGCCATAGCGCGTGAGCGTCATCGGCGGATGATTAACATGCACAAGAAAGAGTACGTCCGCAGATTGCGTGTACTTGATATCCGGAAGATCGTCCTCTTTGTATTCCGTCGGAATCGTGAGCGGATTCCCGTCTTTAACGACAATCCCGCCTTGTGTGAATATCCGTACGAATCCTTCCGTAAACTCAAGCACATAACTCTGTTCCGTTGAATACTGAAACGGAATCAGCCGCGCTTTTCGCCCGCCCTGTGTCTTTGCCACATAACGAAAGCCGGGGCGGCGCGTTGCTCCTCCATAACGCAGGACAATCATGTTCTCAAGCCTTGATGCGCCCACATCATATTTCTGCAGATCTGTGCGTCCATAGAGCGCAGGGGTCAGTTCACCTCCTGCAAAACTAGGCTTGAGTGGATACATCTGCCCTCCTGCCATCAGAAGTCACCCCCAAACCGCGCAGCAATGAGTGTATATGGTTCTTTGTCTCTCATGTTTTGCTCATCCTCGTTGTTCGCCGCGGCATCCAAGAAGAGCGCCATATACTGCTCATCACAGTATCCGGGAAGTTGTGCATTCCCCGTCAGCTTAAACGCGATAGCGCCCGCAAGTTTCCAACTCAAAGCCTCGATAAATTGCTCATCAAAGAGTCCTGTGTCATCGATGTCCGCCGTATACTCTGCCGATACATTCGCCACATTGGTGTAGATAGCGCGTCCTTCTTTGTCGCTGACAATCTGATACCCCGTATACGCGGGAATATTATCGAAATAAGCATTATAAAGCTTTCGCAGTGCAACACATGACGCGGGATAACGATAGGCATAGGAAAAGCCCTGTGGCTTATCCGTAAGCTCTGCAAGCTTCACACGCCTTGTCGCCCACGTCCACGGATATTTTCGAAGTACAACACGGCGGCAGTGGTCATAAAATTGACTGCATGCACGCGCAGGCTCGCTCGGCTCTGTGAGTGCCTCAATGTTGTCAATCCCAATACGCGAAAGAGCCATATTGCAGACATCAATCTTATCCATTATTCCACCTCCTTAAAGAGAAAAAGGGCTGACGCATGACGAAAACACCTGCACACATCAGCCCACTCCTTATTTCTTACGCCCTTTCTTTCCCGCGACCGCCTCGTTCGTTACAGGTTCATCAACGGATTCCACCGTTTCAGGCTGCGTATTGTCTGCATCAGGCACTGTCTCTTCCAGTACATCAAAATACGGAGGCACCTCCACCTCCGCAGGAAGATCGACCATCTCGCCCTTCTCGTACAGTCTGTTTCGGAACTGACAGGTTGTATTAACGCAATACCTCATCAGAGATTCACCGCCGTTCCGGAACTCATGTACGCCGTAAGTTTACCGCCCGTCGGTGCATTGCCAGCAATCACAAGGCGAACATAACGATTGCCCGCACGAATCGGCGCATAGAACTGTGCAAGCGTCGCAGCCTTCTTGGTCTGGTTGACCGATGCCCCAACCGTAACGCTCATCTCCGTCACGGGTGCGGCGAATGCAGCTGTTGCCGAGGACTGCACGGTGATCGTCTCCACTTTGCCAGACGTGACAGGCGCAGTCAGCTTGACATCGATAAAGAGCGGATGCACGAATGCGCCGCCAAGACCAATGTCGAGCACCTCGCTCGTAACAGACGCCGCCGTTGCGACGTCATTGCAAAAAATCAGTTCGTTGTCGATATAAGCCATAACCTATACTCCTTCCTTTAGGCAATCTTGCTCTCAGTACCGAGAATCGCATCGCAGCGCAGAATCGGGACGCCCCAGAAGTGCGTAATCTTCTTTCCGCCGAACTCGTCAATTGAGAGACGCACATTCGTCTTTTTCGAGGCGAGAATGTCAAGATACGTCTGCACCGCACGATTGCCAAAGAATGCCATCGTGCACTTGTCGGGATTCTCAATCTGGTTGTATGCGCGGATAAGGTTGTCGACAAACGCATCTGCCGCAGCACCCGTAAACTGCGTCGTGTCAATGTTGGCAACGCGCACAACATAGCGCGGGTCACGCACGCAAAGCCCCATATCCCAGTTGTACTGCGACTGATAGCCCCAATACTTTCCGCCGTCCTTGTCGACCATCTGGACACGGCCATTGTCGCGGTACTTAAAGCCTGCACTCGTTCCTTCGGGAAAAATGCCATAGACGGTATCCTGCCCGTAGCCGACAAGCCAGAGAGAGGTCAGTGCATTGCCCGTACCGCCTGCATCGATGATCTGATCTGCCCAGATCTTATCCTGCGCCGTCTTGCTATAGTAGTACGCAGAGAGCCCCGTAAAGCCCGCAGGGTTGATCTTCTCGTCGCCATAGAAGAAGGTCGTCGCCATCTTCTGGTTCATTGCCTCCTGATAGGCAACATTCTCCGAGAGCCGCCACGCGTTGCTGTTGCCGTTGATCTGCATCAGCTTCTCGTCGATCTCCGCAAGCGCCTCCATGCCGCCGCAGGTAAAGGACTCCGTCTTGCTCTTGGACTTGCCGGGCTTCGTCCCCTTGTTGATGATACGCCATGCCACATCCGGTAGTTCCGCACGGACAAGCGCCGTCTCCATCGTCTTTTCGTTGCACTGCTTAAACGGCATCACGTCAAGAATACGGTTCGTCTTGCTCTGCAGCTCGATAATCTTCTGCTGCGCGAGCTGTCCCTGCGCACCGAAACGCGCTGCCCAATCCTGCAAAGTTACGCAATCACTCATGTTTTATTCCTCCAGTTCTTAATACTTACTGTTTCCAAAAAGCAAATCTGCCGCCGTCTGCTGTGCCGCGGCCTTTCCGTCCGGCGCATTGTCCTCTTTCAGGAGATGACCGATGCGCTGCAAAAACGCCTGTACCGCCGGATGATACGCCGCACCAGATTCGATCAATGCGTTCATGGCATCGGCACCGCCGAATGTGTCCACGGCGATCTTTGCCGCCGCAAGGTTTTCAGGCGTATTGAGTCCCTGCTTAGCGCACTCATTCATCCACTGGTTCTTGATCTCTTCCGCCTGCCGCTGCTGCTCCATCACAATGTCCGCATGCATCTTGAGCAAGCTGTTTGCCTGCTCCTGCGTCATCCTTGCTTCCTTTGCGACGGCCGTAAACGCTTCTTTCTGCTCATCCGAGACCGTCAAACCTTCGGGAAGGTTAAACTCATACACATCAGGAATAACAGGCTCCTGCTGCTGAAAGCCGAACGGATTCTCCGGCGGTGTCGTAGGTGGCGGCTCTTGCTGTCCACCCGGTGGATTGCTCGGCGATGCAGGAGACACCTCCTGCGGCGGTGTGGGTGGTGTGCCCTCCCCCCCCTGCGGTTCAGTCGTCGTCATCGTTTCGTCCATCTTCTAATTCCTCCATTCTTCTTTGATGCTCGCGGCGCATGGCATATTCCAACGCAAGACCATCCGTTGATTCGTTGCCGGATTTAATGCGGCGGATGCAGCGCAGAATCTCTTCGCCAACAGAGCGCCGCCCGTTGGCGAATATGTCCTCACGCCCGTTCCCCGTTGTGTAGTGTTGATTTACGCAACAGAGGTCAAGCACTTCCAAAACAAAACGACGCCCTTCCGGACGCCGCATAATGTTTTCGAGTGTATCTAAATCCATACATCAACCTCCCCCCAGAATGCTGCCAATCGTGTTTTCATTGACTGGCGTTTCAGAAAGGAGTCTTGCCGCTTCTACGCTGTCTCTCAGCGGCTTTGCCATTGCTGCCGCCTGCTGCATCTGCTGTTCCTGCTGCATCTGCTGCGCACGCTGCTGTCGCATCTTCTGCACATCCTGCTCATCACGCATGATCGTTTCAGGCGTGCCGGACATCTGCGCGTGCTCACGAATCGCCGCGTCAAGATCAAGGTTGTCCATGACATCGGGCGATGCGCCCATGAGATTCCCTGCAATCGCAAGGGTTTTCTCCATCGCGTTTGTTCCGACCGCTTTCTGTGCCTGTGCAAGCAACGAGATAAACTCCGCCTTGATACTCCCCTCCTGTCCTTTGAGCTCTTCCGGTAACGGCGGCAAAAGCCCGTTGCGGTAACAAATTTCAAACGCTCGCCGTGTGAGTGGTGCAAGAACCTCGTTGTGCATCTGCTCCAATACAGGAGAGAGCATCAAAAGTTTCTCCTCGTGCCGTTCCGCAACTTCGCGGGCGGTCATTTGCGGATTGTCCTGCTGTGCAAGCATCACAAAGAGATCGTTGTAAAATGCCGCGCCGATCTGCTGCTGTTTGTACTGGATTGTCTGCATGACCTCTCCGCGATCCCCTGTCGCCTCATAGAGCGGTCGGATTCCGTTGATGATATTGTCCGGCACAAGTGTTTCCTTGCCCGGCAGACGGTTGACCTTGCCAACTGAGGCCGGAACAATAAGCGCAGGGTCAGAGCGATGCTCCAAAAGGCGCATATTGATCTTCTCGATCTTCTGCAGCTGCATACAGTTCCCAAGCGCATTGTGCCCGGGTCCGACACCATAGATACCATTGGCAATCACCGTCCAACGCGGCATGAGAAACGGTACTTCGTGATAACCACTGACCTTCAGGAACACATCAGTCTGCGCATCCTCAAAGTAATAGGATTTATACTTGAAGTTGAGCAGAGCGTTTGAATCCGGCTTATAGTCAGCATTCTTCTCAATGAGCATTGTCACGGGGAAATAGTCTTTGAGGTTCTTTGCACGGTACGCGTTACGCACCGCATCGCTTACAACATCCTCGCCGAACTCGTCAACCATCTGCCACGCATTGAACTTGAACTTACGTGCAAACTGTACGACACGCCCCCGCGCATCCACATTGCCCGCGTACTCGCCGCAGGTATAGGGACGCGCCCAAACGCCTGTATTAAAATCCTCTAGGAGAAGTGCTGCACCTGTGCCAAACTGCGTAAGCTCCGCCTCGATGTTGAGCAGCATGTTATAGATATTGCTTTTGGCATAAATGCCCATCAGGACGTCTTGACACTCCTCAAGCCACAGCTTGACTGTGTGATACTCTGCAAGTTCTTTGTCTTGGAGCCCAAGTGCAAACCACGGGCGCGACGGAGATGTAAGCCCGGAGTGCAGCCCAGCGGCACACTTGCCACTCGCCTCCATCGGGTATGGGTCAAGCAGGCAGTAATCGCGGCGTCTGCCGTCCTGCGTCTTGTCCTCGTCAAATCGTCCACGCGTCGGGTTGATATACCTGCTGAGCTGCTTCCATGTGCCCTCAAACTGCGTGCGCTCCGTCATCATCTGTGCGACGATATTTTTCTTGCGGCGTATTGCATCACCGTCGCGCAACATCTCCTGTATTGCTTTTGGCATCTGCGCCATAGCGATCACTCACCCAGCAGAGCTTTTTTGATGCTCCCCATCATATCCGACATATTTCCGGACGCCCCGCTCGTCTTATCTGTCGAGGCGCGCCCCTTTGCCTTTGCAAGCTTGTCATGAATCGACTGCCGCTCACCCGCCGTCGCGCTGTCAATCGTTGCCGCAGCGGCAGAGCCCGGTGCGCTCGTCTTAACAGGCGGTGCAGAGCCACCTCCCCCACCACCGCCGAATCGCTGCAGATCAAACTGCATATCCATTCCTCCTTTCAGATTGTTACATGTCCGCGAACGGATCGTATTCTGCTCCTGCGGCATTGTCTTCAATACCCCCTGCAGACGGATTTATATATACCGGCCGAGCGAACGTCAAGACAAACCCATCGGCAAGATCAGGGCTTTTGCCCGTCCGCTCCTTGAGTTTGTCCTTAGGCTCCAGAATGATGCGCCCAGTCGGATTGAATTTGTACTCTACCGTGGATAACTCTGTCTTGAGCTCTGCATTCTGCGGGATTGCACCGCCCGCCTCAAGCCATGCGCGGCACTTGAAATACATCTCCGCGCGGATATTGGCATAGCGCTGTGCATCCATTGCTATCTCGCCGAAGTTGACCTCCGACACCTGATAGCGCAGCTGACGCAGACGGTCAATCACACCTGCACCCATTGCCCCCGCATCGATAAATGTCGCATGCGGATGATGCTGATTGATACAGTCAATCACACGGCTTGCAGTCTCCATCGTGGAGAGCCCCGCAAATGTGCGTATGTCCTTGAGCCACAGCCCCTGACGGATGCAGAGCACCGTGCGATCATCACCAAACCGCGCCACATCCACGCCGAGGATCACGGGCTGTCCGAGCACATCATCATCTTTGAGCAGTCTGTTTGCGGCGGCCGTGACAAGATCAATCGGGATAACAACGTCAGAGGCCGACGCCGTGAAGTCACATAGGAGCTCTTGGCGAATCTCCATCTCTGTCATCTGCGCCTGCATGTCTTTGAGCTCTTCCGGTGGCAGCACGCCCGTCTCATCTGCTCTGTAAATGCAAGAGTACCAACCCGCCGATTTCTCCGCGTGTTGGTACATCTCGTAAAACTGATTCTGTCCTTTTGGGGTCCCGATGAACACCGCCCATCCTTCGCGGTCTGCAAGCGCAGGGCGAATAACACCGCCCCAGAGCTCCGGCTTGATATCTGCATACTCGTCAAGGATTACCCCGTCAAGATAGATACCGCGCAGCGCATCGGGGTGATCTGCACCAATGATATAGAGACGTGCCCCAGGCGAGCCGTTATGACGCGTGGGAAGCTCCACATAGAGCTCCGACTCATTCACCGTGCGGCCGGGGATAGGATTCGTGTAGTATTTCAGATACTCCCACGATACGCGTTTTGCCTGATTGCGGTATGGCGCAACATAGGCATAGACAGGTGCCTTGCGCTCGTTGAGCACCGCCTTTTTAATCATCTCATTCACCGTACCGACCGTCTTGCCGAAACGACGGTGACAGACAAGCACCGCAAATCGGTTGACAGTGAGCGCAGGATGTATTGTGTCTCTCCAGATCGGGCGCGGCGTGTATGGTATTACAATCTCAGCCATCCTTGCCCTCCCATCGGAAGGTCAGCGGGCCGCCGTCTGTACCACTCACCTGCGTCTTGTTGATGTATACCCCGTCCATCTTGTTGAGGAGATCCATCGCCTTGAGTCGGTCAGGCTTTGCTGTCTCCTCATCGCGGGCAAATTGCGTGAGTAGTTCGCGCCGTTCAGCGGCATCCATAATCTTGTGCGAATCTAGTTCGCGCCGCAGCTCCTCAATACGTTTTTGAATACCAACATTTCCCAACAATCTTGCAGCTGCCGTCCCCGCAACCTTATCTGACCGAGGCTTGTATCCCGCGTTTTTGTAAGCTTCGGTGGCATTGCCACACCGTACAAATTCCACACAAAAATTTTCCTGTAACCGCTGCATCATGCCACCTCCTCTCAAAAACAAAAATCCAAAAACTGAAAACTGAAATGTAAAACTGAAACGAATTTTATGTTTCGCACAAACGAAATATAAAAAACCGCAGAAATTTATATCTCACTCATTGCGATTCCAGATTCTCCACACGACGTTGAAACACAACAAGAGTTTTCGCCATCCGTTCAATCGTCTGCTCCCAGAGATCATGCCGTAGAGAGTCATCCTCTGGCTCAAACGGTGCAAAAGACAGATGCAGGAGCTCATGAACAAGGACTTTTTCTACGTCGTACTGAAACGTGAAGTCATACGGTATTTTAGGGTCAAGCAAACGAATAAGTGCTTCACCTTTCGGAAGATTGATAAAGCACTCACCTTCTCGGTCAGGCTCGCTTAATTCGTCAGGTCTCCCGAGCTTAACAACAACCTCCCAGTTATTGAGTTTTAGAATCTCCTGCCATTTGCGGCAAAGGTCATCTATGCAACCACCATGTGTCATAAAGCACCTCGTTTCTCTCCCAACAGAAAAGCCGCCTCGATTGAGACGGCCATACGTAAGGAATAGGAGGAGAGATCAGTGGTTGGGGTTATCCCCAAACTACCCACAATAGCATTTTAGCACCGAAAAACAGCTTTATTGGACGCGTCTATTTAATTTATTTTGTTCCAGTTTTAGATATGCCTCAACGGTACGATCAACGATGTACCTCCACATATCCTTTAGTACTCGCTCAGATGTGAAGAACTCCGTATTGAGAAACCGCTCCCGCATCGCCTCGCAGTACATCATCTGCGTGCGTACAAGCCACGCCCTGCGCCCTCTCCCTGCCTTGTCGCGCGATGCCTTACGACGCGCATCCAGAAATATCCGCTTGCGCTCTGACAATCCGCGCTCGACAAACTCCACCGCCCGCAGCCACGTATAGGCAGGATAGGCATCATCAAACTTGACACCGCGTAGAGCCTCTGCCTCTGTTGGATGCCCCGGCAGATTCCCGCCGCCGCCCTGTACGTTGTTCCCCCGTACATACTCCTCGCGCTGCAATCGGTAGGTTCTTAGCTCCTCCGCATAGTTCAGCAGCATGAATTCTGCCTGTTTGCGATCCTGCCGAATCTCATCTGCCATCTGCAAGGCTATCTCGTTCTCTAACAAGACGGTCCCTCCTATATCTCATTCGCTCTTTGCACGCCGCCCGGTAAGTTCATCCATCAGCTTTTGCCGAAAGCTCCTCTTCACGTCCACATCAACAGATGTGATATCCACCCGCCCTTTTAAGTTTTCCTCAACATCTTCAATCATGTCCTGTAATCGCCATTCCTCAAACTCATCCATGTGCATTAACACAAGGTAGGCGACAAGCACAAAGGCACTAGCCTCCTGGGAGAGCACAAAGCGAAACGCAAAATAGTGTAACGTCTTTTCGTCAGGTGTGAGTTTTGCCATACGGTCTCCTCCTATACCTGCCACCCTGTTTCAAGGTCGTATTTTTTGACATCCGTGATGTACTCAACAAACTTCGCACATCCGTGCTTATCCGCCCATGCACGAAATGTTTGTGTGAGCATTTCGGACAGATCGTCGATGTCCTCTTTCGGAAGATCCATGCTCCAGAAAAAGTTGACCTCTATCCCTTCTGCATCCACATCATCGTCAATCTGATCGAGTACAGATTGACCATCTACGCGAAATTCGAGTATCTCCCCACGTCCGATATTCACCGTATCATATTCGTCGGTATTCTTCCGCGCATGCTCCAGTGCTTCTTCGATGCTCGAAAAGTACCCTTCTCCGCGTTCGTCATCTTCGCCAAAGCCATAAAAGTACAATCCTTCCCACACTTGTACCGCCTCCTCAAAACGGAATATCATCATCGGGTACGGGCGTCCCTGCATATGCTCCTCCGTTTGTAGTGCTTGCCCCGCCGCCCTTGCTGTCGCAGAACTCCATGCTATTGACAACGACCTCTGTCACATAGCGTTTCGTCCCATCATTCGCCTCATAGCTGCGTGTCTGGATGCGCCCTTCGACAGCGATCTTCTGTCCCTTCGAGACATACTGACTGATGATCTCCGCCGTCTTTTCCCATGCAACGCACGAGATAAAATCCGCCTGCGGATTACCATCCCCACTCTTACGCCTGTCAATCGCAAGTGTGAATTTCGCACACGCCTTGCCGCTCTGCGTGTATCTTACCTCTGGGTCGCGCGTGAGCCGTCCGATTCCTACGAAGTGATTCATTTGGATTCCTCCTCTACTGGCTTGCCCGTTCGCAAATCATATAGCACATCCTTTTTCGCAACGGGGATATCCACACGGTACTTAATACCGTGCTCCTGTGCCCAACGTATAAATGTCGCAGTGAGCATCTCACCCAGAACCTCTTTATCTGCCTCCGGCACATCGTCAAGATAGCCCTCATAACACCCGGCGCACTCATCATCGACTGCCTCTTGCAGATTGTCGATCACGCTGTCGTACCAAACGTGCGGCACAAACTCCTCCGTCTCGGTGATATAGACGGTCTCAGCATCAAGGTCTCGCTCTCTCGCTGCCGCAAGCGCCGCCTCAACAGTTTCAAAGCCCGTCCAATATCCCGTGTGCAGGGGATGATAGATGTATGCGTATTTCTTACCCATATGCTCTCCTCCTTCATTGCGTTTTTCGCGTAGATAGTTGTCATATTTTCCGCTTTTTGGTTGATATTCAGCAACTTCAAGCCGATTTTTGCGGTTGTAGTCGCTATTCCTTACGCTTCTCCCAAGAAAAAAACCTCCTCCGGCGCAAGATAACGGACGCGACGCCGTCCTGTTGCGGGGACAACACCATCATCAACAAAATATCTGTAATCTGCTGTTTCCGTCTCAGGGTCATACACCTCGTCGAAAAGGACAATGTTCTCGCTTCGCTCGGTGAGGTCATACCAATTCCCATGTTGCTCCAGAAGGTACTTGGACTCAACCACCTTTGCCCCTGCCATTTGTGCGATTTCCTGTACTTGCCGCAGGAACTCCTGCACATCCACAAGCGCATCGCTCTGAAGCCAAAAGCGGCTGTTGTCAAACTTTGCAATGCAGGTGCACATGTTGCCGCGTGGACAAACAACATTGTTCATCTTCCACTGGAGATTCATATTCTCTCCTCCTCTGGAAATTTCATGAACACCATCCAGATTGTCTTACCCCTCCGGTTCCCGAACAACGGTCGCACGGGGAGAAGTTTCAGAATGTCCGCCGTAGAAATCTGATCTTCTGACCATTTGAAAATCAACACGCCGTAGGGATGCAGAACACGCATACACTCCTCGAATCCTCGGCGCAGATCATTCTGCCATGTGCTTTCGAGCACGCCGTACTTGATGCCGAGCCACGAAGTCTTTCCTGCACTGCACAGGTGCGGCGGGTCAAATACGACAAGCCTGAAACTCTCGTCAGGAAATGGTATCTCTCTGAAGTCAGCGATCAGATCGGGCTTGACCTCGAATCGTCGGCCATCGCACAACGTTTTAGCAAAGCTGCGGTTATCCATGAACACGGTCGCCGAATGCGCCTTGTCGAACCAGAACATCCGAGATCCGCAACATGCGTCAAGTATGTGTTTCATGCAACCGCCTCCTATTTATCTTTTTTTGTCGCTTCAATGATTTGCTTTGACACGTCTAGAATATAGTTCAAGTTATTTTCAGTTGTGTATTGTGCAACGATCATGGTAATCATCGTATCTTTCCCCGGAATAGCGATAAGCAACAGGATGTTTACCATTATCAGCACAACAAATGTTTTTATTTTCTTGTAGTATTTTCCTACAAACGCCTCATAACCGTCGTCAAATTCAACCAAAACATGCACCGCAACGATGATGCAAAAACAGATAAAAGCCGTCATAGTGCCGAGCAGAACCCACCTCAATCCAGAAACTACATCCACCCAATAAAATATCCAGGGGCTAACTATCGGTTCCATTGCGTTCACTCCTCCTCTAACTCCGAGACAAACTCCTCGATGCACGCGATCAGCCCCACCTCCGTCAAGGGAACATGGTCTTTCGTGTAGAGCTCATCAAACCCGTTCTCGGGACATATCGTGCATCCCGTTCCACCGCCCAGCGGAATCTTGTCCACCTGCGCGGAATACCTGTGCCCCTTGTGCTCGAATTGGCAGGCAAGCGTCCCTGCGACGCCCAGCCGCTCTATCTTGTACTCCACTACCGTACCTCCCTAAAATAACGATATCCCGACATCGCTCACAACAGGCTTTTCCTTCTTTGGTCGATATCTACGCCCCGTGTCCACATCACCCGTGAAGGACAAGTGAAATTCATGGCAAGTCGTTGGACGGCGTATCTGCTCGGATGAAAGTGTTATTTCCCGTGCCTCGCAGTAATAACAGTCTTCGCAGGTGATACAGTTGGAGCAGTATCTGCAATATTTCATTACCGCACCTCCCGAAACACAATATCCGTGTCCCTCATCATGTGGAGAAACAGCTTCTTGCGCAGCAGGTAGTCCCGCGTACGCACGCCTTTCACCTCGATCACCTCAGAATGTCCGTCCGCAAACGTCACGAAGAAATCCGCCGTGTAGGTGATCGGCTTCTGATTCTTCCCCATGTTGTCCTTGAACCCCTCAAGAAGCGTGTAGGACGGCTGGAAGCCGATGCGCACGATCTCGCCCGCCTGTTTCTGTGCAAGCAGTTCCAGATACACCTCCGCTTCTCGCTTGCTGTCAAACGTATGCCCGCACACCGTTGTTTTCCGCGCATTGTACTTGTTCGGCTTTTTCCGCTGCGTGCGCAGGATACGCATCACATTCCCGATTGCCTCCCGCGCCGTCGGGTCGGGCTTCTTGCAGGGATGATACTCGTCCATGTCGTAACCGCCTCTCAAACGCTGCTCTCATCCATCCGTAGACCGAATAGCGTAATCTGATCATCATTCTCTTGGATGCGGTTGTCCTCGCCAATCCACCAACGCATGACCTCTGCGCCCGTCTCCCATTGCGTCGGTAAGCCGTCCGCGCGACGCTTGTCAACCATGCGCTGAAATGCCGCCTCGTAGGCTTTCGCATACTGCGGCCAGCGGGCAGCTTCCTGCTTCATCCCTTCGGCTCCCTGATATGGGCACATGATGCACCCAAGACGTTTCTTCCCCTCATCGTAGAGGGAACAGTATGGGATGTTGTAGGTCTTGATATATTCCCATACGTCTTCGTCTGTCCAATCAATGATGGGGTGTATGTATTGCTTTGCACTGTTGCGACTGCACACCTCAACCATCTGCCGATTTGCGCGTTTAGACGATTCGGCGTGACGCACGCCCGTCACGAGAAACCGCCCTTTTCCTCCGCCCTCCTTGAGGTATTGGCAACAGTAACGCACTCTGCGTGTCGGCGGCATACGCTTCTCGACGATCAAGTCCCACATCGTCTTTTGCGGCACGTTGCGGCCTTCCCACGCTTCTGGATAGCATCGGCGAATGAACTGTACCAATTCCGGCGGGTCAACCGTCGTGACGTTGTAGTGTACGTCGTAATCGACGCACGCCCGCTTGCACAGGTCAAGCACGACGCATGAATCCTTCCCGCCCGAGAATGCGACATAGTACCCTTCCTCCGGCTCGTTAAGCCGTAACCGCCTCATCGCGATCTTGACCTTGTCCACCTCGCCAAAGAGTGTTGATTCTTTTAGCATGACCGCTCCTCAGAAATACCCGCGTGCCTTGTTTTTCTCGTTCACGCGCTTCTGCACCTCGCCGCGCAAATACTCGTCGTAGCCGAGCGCATGAAGCCATGAGACACAAACCGTGATAACGTCCGTGAGTTCTTCGGCGAGGAGGACTTCCTCATCTCCAATGCATCCCGCATATTCAACGCCATCCTCATCCGCTTTTTCAAGCGCATAAACTTTTTTCGCCTCCTGTATTGCCTCGTTCGTCTCCTCCATGAGTTTGGCAATCCACTCCACTGTACCCGCATTCCAAAATCTTGTGCACGGCTGCGGCTTTGTTGTGTCAATCTCCCGTTCTATCTCCGTATGGCGTTCTTTTCCCCAACTCTCACGCAAGCCGTCATACAGAGCCAAAACTTCCTCTTTGCTCATATCGTGAAACCTGTAATTTTCAGTGTTACATCCAAAATCAGACAAAATCTGCTTAAGGCGCACAATATCTCCTATCTTTGGCCTTTCCATCTCAGCACGCTCCTTTCATGCGCCAGTCTGCGCCCCGTATCTCTACCCGCTCACACATCTCGTAGATGCGCGACATAATCCGCTGCCCCTGCATATCGTCAATCACGTTGCCACGCCTGTCTACGGTCGCCATGTGACCGATGATCTCCGTCGGGCTGTAGTTGCTCGTCACAACCGTCTGCAAGCGCTCGTTATAGCGGTGGTTGACGATGCAAAAGAGCTGCTCCCCGACCCACTCACTCATTTTCTCTGCACCGAGGTCATCGAGCACCAGAAACGGTGTTTCCTTCACCGCCCGCACTGTCTCCGCCGTCTTGCCGTCCGCGAACGACGCGCGGATGTCTGCCATCAGGTCAGGCACGGACGCAAAGAGCACAGGCTTTCCGGCTCTCGCCCGCTCATTGGCGATGATTGCCGCGAGCTTAGTCTTGCCGGTCCCACGCACGCCATAGACAAACAGCCCGCCGATCTCACCGTCGACCATCATGCGCGCTGCATCTACCGCTCCTTTGTTTCCGCCCGTCACCTCGTAATCTGCGAACGTGTCCGCCTCATAGGCGCGGGGAATATGCGCCGAGGCAAAGAGACGTGCAATCCGCAGGCGCTCCCGCCTGTTGCGCTCGTGCTTGCAAGGGCTGAGAACGTGGTAGAACCGACCACAGGACGTATCCACCACAGGAATCATCCCCCGTGATGTCTGCTTGCAGCTCTCCCCCGTGCATCCGCGACAGAGGTCTTGCAGGCGCTCAATATGCGCAATCTCATCCCGATGCCGCTCGATCTCCTCCGCCAGCAGGTCGTACTTCCCACGGAGGGACGTAGTTTCGGTTTGCCTCTGCGAAATCTGGATACCTCTCGTCGAGAGCACCTTTGCTATGACTGATATGTGCTCCACCCTGTCTCACCTCCTGTTTTTTCAGCGGGTAGAATGTCTTCCACTCCCCGATCACAGCCTCCTCGATAATGGCAATCTTCTCCTCATCGGTACGCGCCAGCTTGTCGAGCTTTGAAAGACTAAGTTGGACTGACCGCTCCGTCGGTATACTCCACTTCGCCTTGCGCATCTCAACATACCCCTTGAGTGCTTCAAGAACTTTGGGGTTCTCTGTATAGCTCTCCAAAAGAAGAGCGACAGCTTTTTCTTTTGGATTTCTTTTTGTCTTAGTCTTAGTCATTGTCTCTTGTCTATATATGTGTGCAGTTTGCGGTGCAGTATTCAGTGCAGTATTTGATGCACTTTCTAGTGCAGTTTGCGGTGCAGTATTCAGTGCATTTAATGCACCCTTTTCTTCACACATATCATTCAGACGATAGAGCGTCGGTTGACCTTTTTTCCCCTGTTTGAAGTCGATGAACCCTAGTCTTTTCAGGAGGTTTCTGTTCTCGATGAGAGTATGGGCACTACTTAGTCCGACTTCTAACATTAGTCTCTGATTTGTCGCCCCGAACCATTCCGTCCAGCCGGCGCGGTTGTTTATGAGAAACAGCCTGAAATAAAGCGCTTGGGCTACGGGCGGGACTAATCCCACGCTAGAATCATAGTAAGATTTTAGAAGTGTCATATACTGCCGCATACATTCACCTCCTTAATTTTTATATGAATGGAGGTGCTACTCCGTCAGCTCTACAGCAGATGGTTCATACGGGCTGCGTCTGATACGCCCAGATGACCAGTCCTGCTCGAATTGAATGCCTTCATCGAACTTTTTGCCGCCATAGGCATAGAACGAATAATCCAATCCGTAGAGAATCTGCCACACTTCATTAACGCAAGCCGCTGCATCAACGAACACCTCACTCGCTGCGAAGCGAATAACCAGCATTCTTTTCGCCATAAGGAAGCGTTCCCTAGCGTAGTCATTAAAGCGTTGCGCCTTCGTCTTATGCGATTCGTGACCGTCGATTTCTATGGCGACCTTAATCGTATCTATCTGGAAACGGTAGTCGACCACAAAGTCGATGATGTATCCACCGCATGGAACTTGCGGGCGTATTCGCGTAGGACGAATCCCCCGCTTTTTTTCTTCTTCACCGCGTTCAATCCATGCGTTATAGAACATGGTTTCAATGTTATTCACAATACTCACCTCTCTCTATGGTCTCGGGAGCTTGCTCCACACAATCACATCATCATGCAACATCTCAGAAAGCTCGTCGAATGCCCACATCACGGTCTGCACGCCATCATCGGTATCACTAAACTCAGGCTCACAACACGCGATGATTTCATTTTCTCGTGTCCCTTCTGTATTCACGAGTAGTGTGAGATACGCCGTGGCGCAACCAATTGTCGATACGCCAACCTCCTTCCAGTAAACTTTTCTTCCTCTGCTGTTTTTGCTCCCTGTTTCGGTAAAGCCATACTCCTTCAGCCGTTCCAGATCTTTAACAACAAACAAATCTCTCACCTCCTATCTCTTACATAATCAACCTCTTCCCCATTGCTCATCTGGATAGTGATGTTTTCCGGATAGTTGTTTGCGTAATTACATTCAGGATCCCCAATCGCGTTTGAAGAAACGTATTTTGCTGACTTAATCTCCTTCGGAATCATATGTGAACTTTCACAAAGGTGTGCTTTCTCTTTACTATCAAAATCTACGCCGCAAAATTCACAGGCATATCGACAAATCTCTTTCATAACGACACCTCCTTCCTGCTCTTCCCCCGCAGGCCGTACACATCCGCGATCCGCTCATCAATCTTGACCGGTTCGAGGATATACCTCTTTAGAAAACCCTCCTGCCCTACCGCGTGAATCTCCGTGTGGTGCTCCCTACACAGGGGGAGCGCACGCATCCCGATGTGACAAATCTCCGTACGGTCACGCCCCATCCCCACGACATCGACATGATGCAGGTCTGCGTGTCGCCCGCATACCGCGCACTTCTTGCTCATGAGACAGGCGTACACATACGCGGCGATATCCTCGCAGTTCTCGATCAGCGGTGCACGCGTCGGGATGTCGTTCTCGATGATGAACTCCACGAGGAAGTTGATGAACTCCCGCGCTGTGGTCACATCGCAGGTTGCAAGAGAGAACAGTCTGCGCTCCATCCCCTCCATGCGGGAGAGCATGAACTCCATCTTGAGCGTCCGCTTCGCACTCTCGACCGTCCCCGCGTTTCGGATGCCGTCGACGTACTCTGCAACCTCACCGATGAGAGCGTACACCTTGCGCCGCTGTTCAGGAGAGATGCGCCGTCCATCGGGCAGAATGATCTCAACATCCTTGTAGTCCCGCAGCATAGCACGGAGAGGGTCGGGCAGGGCTGCGTGTATGACCGCTGTCCCATCCTCCGTGATATCCCTCACCGTGCCAGTCACGCGCTCCTGTATCACGCCACACCTGCCATGATCTCTGCCGCAAGATTCGCCGTGAGCTTGCGCAGCTGCTCCGCCGTGAGTTCGCGCGAGGAGGCTTTGCCGAACAGCTTCCTGCAAATCCCCGCGACTTCTTCCTTCGTGGCATTGATACGCTGCATTTCAGCCGCGAGTTCCTTCATCGCTGCGTGTGCGTCATTGACCGCAGTTGCCTGCGCCTGTGTAGGCGGCTGTGTCTGTTTCTTCGCTTGCTCTTGATTCGCCCCAGAACGCCCTGTACGCGTGTATTCGTCCGTGTCCGCATCCTTGGTGTCATCAATTCCGAAAAGCGCGTTCAGGGCATATTTGCGGGCGTAGGAGGACGTTGCCCCCGTCACCTGCGCTGCGTCCATCCCCTTTTTTTCTGTCTGCTCACGCGCATATGCCGTCGCACTTTCCGCGTCCCCTGTTGCAATGTCCACGGCCGTGACCGTTGCCTTGACGTAGTAACGGTCGCCGATCAGCTCCACTGTGTCTGAGATACGCAGGTACAAACCGTTTTCCTTGAGCAGTGGCTTTACCGCCTCCAGAATGTCCTCCGCGCTGCGATAACGGTACTTGCCGAAGGTGTTCTCCTGCCCCTTCGGTGCTTTCAGTTCGCTCTGCACTGCCATGAGTGCGGCGTAGATTGCCTTTCCTGCCATCGGTATCACCTCACTTGATCTGGATGTTCTTCCGCTCGATCAGCTGCGCCCCCGGAATGACAGCACCGCCCTTGAGCGCCTTGAGCAGTCCATCCTTGTCGATCTTGTCCGGCTGCGAAACGAGGTACTCCGGAGGGATTGCTTCCTCATCCGTGATCTCCGTCGCCTGTGACGCACGGAAGGAGATTTGATATTCCGTCCCCTTGGCTTCTTTCCCGCCGAGATAGGAGGAGAGATATGCTTTCAGTCCCTCCGCCTTGTTCTTTGCCGCCTTCTCACGAGCAGCGAACGCATCTTTCTGCTTCTTCAGGGCTTCCGCCTCTGCGTTCAGTTCCTTCACCCAGCACGCAATGTTGCGGATTTTCTGTTCCTTCTCCATCTTCAGCTCGTCGAGTTTTTCCGCGTCGATGATCTCCCCCGTCTCCATGTCCACGCAGGAGAGGATTGCATTGTCGATGTCATAGAGGTTCATGATGCCAGCACCGCCTTCCTAAATACGTTGATATTGCGTCGGTGTGCCTGTGCGTGCTCATTGACCTTGCGCTCGTACTTGTTGTAACTGAGTGCAGAATCAATTGTCACAAGCGCATCGCCGGAAAAACTATCCTTGTCAATGTAGGTCAGCTCGATGTGCGCCGTCCCCTGATAGCGACGCATTTCCGCCGAGAGGAGTGTCAGCCTCCCAAACGCTTCCTCAAGTTCCACGAGGGCTTTCAGTCCCTCGGGAAGCCGCTTCGGAATCCTCATCTCTACTCCCCCTCATCTATCTCATACGCTGCCGCCGAAAATTCCTGTTCGTCGAAATCAAACGCCTTGAACAGATCGCCACGCTCCATATCCTCGACGATCTCCTCAGCCTCCTCCTCAGATGAGGCTGTTACCTCGACAGCCCCCTCAATACGGAAATTTACCCTGTATCTCATGTTTGCTATTCCTCCTACTTCGTGATATAATCACGCTAGATTGTTATCCTTCTGCGCCTTGAGCGGTTGCCGCCGCTTTGGGCGCTTTTTCTTTTGCGATTCGTGCCGCATTCAAGAACATCATACGGGTTCTGATCTGCGTGATCTGTTCTTCGACTGTTTCAAGTTCATCAATCATTGACAACAGTGTGTTATATGCAACGTCAACCAACTTGTATGAATCACCGTAGGACGCTTCCCACGAGCGATTTCCTTTGAGTGCTACGCAGATGAACAAGTCGCTCATCGCAAGTCTGTCCGCAAGCTCATTCGCCTGTTCCCTTGTCATTCCTCTTCCCCCTTCACCCAGTATGTCATCTGCAACTCGTCGCCCGGACGAATCAGCCCTTTGCGATCTACGAGCCACGGGTTGTTCTCGTAGATGCCCTCTTTATATTCCAAGATGTACCGGCGGGTGCCGGTGTTCTTGGCAAGGTACTCCTCCGCGATATCCCAGAGGGTATCACCGGGCTTGACGACATATGTTTCCTCAACGAGAATCGCATTCTTGCCGTCGTCCCACGGATTCACCGCCCCCGAGAAGAGCGATGCTGCCGCGATGAACGCCCCGCCAACGAGAGCCGCCTTTAAGAACTCACGCATGACCCTTGACCTCCTTTTTCTCCCTCACTTTGCCCACATAACGTGGAAGGCTGTGAATGTACTCCATCACCCACGAATATGGTACTTTTCGCTGATTACTGCTCGGGTCAAGAAGCACATAGACCAGTTCGCCCTTATCCATCCGCGTCTGTACTGTACGCGGCGAACAGCCGAGCAGATCGGCGATCTCGCCGACACTGAGCAGCCGATCGGGCGGATACTCCGCAGGTTTCGGCGGCAGAGCGACCACCTGCGGCAGACGCTCGATAATCCGCTGCTCCAACGCATCAACCTTCTCCGTCAGCTTCTCGTCCGCGATCCTGTCAAAACCCACCATGAGCCCCGCGACGAAAGCATCTGCCGCCGCATCCGTCGCCGTCTTTCCCATAACCTCGCCTCCTATCTATGAGGAAACGTCCCGCCATTCTTGCTATCTACCATGATTCGCCTCGTATCGGCGGAACGTGACCTGCCATCATCAGCGCAGGGCGGTCACTCCCTGCGGACGGGCTTGCGCCCGTTTCGGCTGTGTTGTTGCTCGCCTCACCACCGTGGTATAATCAGGACAGAAAGGAGGTGTTACCATGAGCAATGTCCGAATCACATTGACACCAAACCCCGGACTGTCAAAAGACGAGATATTGAAAATCCTCGCATCCTATGACACCATTACCCCAGAGGCAATCGCAGACGTCATTTTGGCGAATAACGAGCGGATTGCCTTGCGCGTCAACACCTGCATGCAAAGCATCAATCCCTAAGCCTTACAGGTAACAACAAATGTGTGGGCTGTCTTGCCCGTCTGAGCATCCTGAACCTCAATCAGGATGCTCATATTCTTTTCCGCATCCAGTGTGCGTCTCATATTGAGACCTACACCGAGCGTAAAGACCTCCTCGATTGCACCATCCACAAGGATTGCAGCCGAGCCTTTCAGCTCGTTCCCCCCGTGGCTATCCGACTGGAAAATTGTTTTCATCCCCTCACCTCCTTTGCCTCTCGTTGAGAGGTGTTTTATTTGAACGGTAACTTATAAAGCTACTTCTTTGGCAAAAAAAATGGACATAGGATCTTCAATCTCAAGTTCCTCAATCATGATTTCGATTTCATCAGAACCAAAGCGCCCCTTTTTTAACTTGAGTGCGAATGTTTTCGCCGTTATACCAAGCCTTTTTGCCATTTCTCTCTGTGAGATTCGATGTTTTGCCATCAGACCAATAAGATCATCCGTTTTTATCATCTATACATCCCCCTTTCAAAAGTAACTTTTCAAGATACCACGAGTATACACCTCAAAAAGTAACCTGTCAAGACATTTTATTCTGCGAAAGTAACTTTTTTGTTGCTTTTTATGTCATTTATGTTAATATATAAATAGCATATTATTTGAGAAAGGAGGGGCTTGTATATGCCCAATGGTTCTATCGGGGCGCGTCTAAAAGCCCTTCGCTTAGACCGAGGGTTGACCCAAGACGAAGTAGGCAAGCGTGTACTCGTATCAAAGCAGACGCTATATAAGTACGAGAACGATATTGTCACAAATATCCCTGTGGACAAGATAGAACTACTTGCCGAGGTATATCATGTCACACCTGCCTACATCATGGGATGGGAGCAACCAGAAGAGGATGTTGATGATTCCCCATCCTACTACGACGACCCAGAGGTAGCAGCCATCGCAAACGAAATGAAAGAGAACCCCAACATCAGAGTTCTTTTTGATGCGTCGCGCGGTCTCAGCAAGGAATCGATCGAGGAAGTGCGACGCTTTGTTGAATATCAGAAAGCGAAGGAGCGCGGAGACTATGATTACTGATGTGAGAACAGTCTTACAAGACTTGCCCGTTGCGGTCAAAGGATTCGTTGTAACGGATGAGAACGGCGATCCAACCATTGTGCTGAACGCACGCCACAACAGGGAAACAAACATAGAGACGTATCAACACGAGCTTGCACATATTTTAGGGAACGATCTCTACCGCACCGAATCAGCGGACGAGATTGAAGCATGGTCACATTAAAGGAGGTAATCGCCATGAAAAAGCAAGTGCTCTCACTGTTGATCACTGCGTTTGTTGTTCTATCGACGAGTGTAGGGTATGCTGAAAACTGGCAATGGATTAGCTCAAATAATGAGTGTGCATATTTCTTTGATAAATTATTTATTCACTATAACATAAAGCACGACCCGCTAGACTATTCAAAAACTACAATTGACACTACAAAAATTTCCTTTTGGGAAAAAACATTTTATACGGAAAGAGGAGCAAAGATAGCTGCAGAAGACTTTAAAGATTTTCATTTTTTTACTCTACATCACAGCATTTCCTATAAGACTTATTCTATTCCAGATCGAAGCGAAACGACTCATATAATATCCTTCTATGACAAGGACGGAAACAAAATACAGGAATACCATAACGATTTCGTATATAAAATTCAACCCAATACATGGGGTGATATGATGTTCAAAACAATTTGCAATTACGCATCTGAGCATCATGATGAATTAGAAAAAAATGCCTACGATTATTCTTTTTAATTTAATGACTAACATACAGAAGATCACAGGAAGGAAGACAAAATGAACCTATTACGTATCCCTATTCTATTGTTGCTCATCCTGCTGAATTTCAATGCCACATCAGCTGAGCAGTCACAACAAAAAGAGCAAGTTGAGTATTCCTTCATAACTCTCAAAGAATACTTAAACGCCCCGGATGCCGTGCAGGTAATTGATGTTCGTTCCGAGCAAAGCAGAGAGCGGAACAAGAAGGAGGTCGCCGGTGAAATATGGATTAACCCATATAAGAAGAAACCTCTTGATGATTTTATTGCCCAGCAAGATAAATCAAAAGCTTACATGATCTTTTGCTCATGTCCTGACGACGGTTATTCTATTCGTGCAGCGCAGATTCTATTTCAAAATGGATTTACAAACGTCAAAGTCTTAAAAGACGCCGCAAAACATATTGAGAAAGGTCGCCTGCCGATGGTAGATATGAAGGGAGAGAAAGCATAATGAAACGCATCTCTATTCTCACAACATTGCTTGTGGCGCTGTTGTCCCCCACAGTATTTGCTGCAACACCGCAAGCGGAAGAAGGTTCTATTGCGAACTTTGTCCTTGCCTCTGAAGCGGCACCACCGGAGCTTGGCTCCATTGTCGGCACCTATAACCATCACATGATATACCTTAGACGTGGTTGTTGTAGTCATCACAAAGGTGTATGCGGATGTGTGAACGGGCGGACAAAATGCTGCGACGGGTCTTTCAGCCCCACTTGCGGATGTTAACTAGGAAAAATCGGCTCTTTTTTCCCATTTGGACACCCAAGTAGGAAAATATCACGTTTTCTTCCCACATAAAAACCGCCCTCCCTGCGCCAACAGAGAGAGCGGCAGACATGACGCGAATCATGCCAAGTTGCAAATAAATTCTACCATGATTCGCCTCCTATTTCAAGGAGGTTTTATTTATGTCCAAGATACGCATACGAAAGCGTGGAAAAACGTACTCGTACAGCTTCGACATTTCGAAGAATCCGCGCCGCATGAAAGAGAAAGGAGGATTTGCCACCGAGGATGAAGCATTTGACGCGGGCGTAAAGGCATACGCCGACTGGAAGTCCGGCAACATCGGTATCACATCTGAGAAGGTGAAGCTGCGGGACTACCTCGCCTCATGGCTTGAGAATGTCGTGCGCCCGAACGTGAAGCGGACGACATATCAAAACTATTCCTGCGCAATAAAACTCCGTGTTCTTCCCCGTTTGGGAGGTATCTTTTTACAAGACCTTCGCCCGCGCGATGTTGCTGCGTGGGTGCAGGAACTTGCAAGTAAAGGTTTTGCTGCCGGAACGATCATGCAGGCGAAGTCTGTGTTGTCTGCTGCACTGAAGTATGCCGTTTATCCGGCAGAGCTCATTGCTGTCAATCCGGCGACGAATATCCCTATTCCCCGCTGTGCGCCGCGCAAGGTGATAAAACGCGTGATCATAACACCGGAGCAGTTTGCCGCCATCCCCAAAGCTACAACCTGCTACCCCGCCATCAAGATCATGTATCACACGGGAATGCGCATCAGCGAAACACTAGGACTGACATGGGAGGATATCGACCTGAACACAGGTAAGATTTGTGTCTCACGTCAGCGATTCGAGGCGGGCTATTTTGATACGCCGAAAACAGAGAGCAGCGCGCGTGTATTCTATGTAGACGCATCTTTTATTTCCTACCTCCGCGCGCTTCGCGCTGAGCAAGCAGAGCATCAGATGCGTTTCGGGCAAGCCTATCAACTGGCCTACGAGGATTCACGCGATGATCGGGCTCTGGTTCTTCTCCCGAAGAAACTTCCTGCGCCGGATTACCTCCTGCGCCGTTCGCTCGTCTGTATCCGTCCGAATGGTGTCCCACTCCATCACACGTCCGTCACGCTTGTTTTGCGAAAGTCAGGGCTCAATCCGCACAGTTTTCGTCATACCCACGCAACGAAGCTGATTGAGGCGGGGGCAAAGCCGGTTGATGTCGCAGCTCGCCTTGGACATGCCAATGCGAACATCACGCAAAACCTCTATGCACACGACACAGAGGATATGATGCAGGAGACTGCTCGCATCTTTGGGGATATTGTAGGCAAGTAA